TAAAATTTTTAATAAAGACTCTGACCCTGAATGCGCTACAGAGTTAGAAGGCGCTAGAGCAATTAGTAAAACTTTTTCAATGGAGCAAGACTAATGAGTCTAGGCAAAATGATTAAAAAATTAGTAGCTGAAGTAAATCAAAAAACAAACTACGGTGGTGTTCAAGAGCTACCTATGTATGGGATTGGATACGCTGAAAGAATGCAATATAATGAAGGGGGTCAGACTATGTACGGTAAAGATAAAAAGAAAGGCATGATGTACGGTGGTATGAGCCGTGAGAAAAAAATGGGCGGTGGACGCTCTATGTATAATAACGGCGGCTATGCTTCTGTACAAGATATGGAAAAAATGTGCAGTACTAAATCACCACGGAACTCAATGAAGTGAAAGTAGCTGCTCCTAAAGGTTACCACTGGATGAAGTCCGGCAAGTCTTACAGGCTTATGAAAGATCCTAAAGACGGTTATAAGCCTCATAAGGGTGCAAGTAAATCAGCAACCTTTGAGGTTCAAAAGGCGCATAAATAATGGCAACATATCTAGATTTAGCAAATGAACTCCTACGGGAGATGAATGAAGTAGAGCTTACAAGTTCTAGCTTTGCTTCTGCTGTGGGTATTCAACAACATGTTAAAGACTCTATTAACAGGGCTTATCTAGATATTGTTAATGAAGAACCGCAGTGGCCTTTCCTTGCTGTTAACCTTAGTGGTGAAACAGATCCTATGTACGGTAATGTATACGTAGAAACTGTAGCAGGACAACGCTGGTATAACTTAAAGCCTGCTAGTTCTTCTTTAACTACTGACTATGGTTATGTAGATTGGGATAACTTTTACTTAACTACCGTAGGTGTGGATGGTGAAGTTGCTCCATATACTGCCCGTAACTTACGTTTTACTACAACAGAAGCGTGGAAAGACTACAGACGTATTCCAGAAAACTTAGACGATGCAGATACTCAACAGTATGGTATTCCTGATCGTGTAATTAAAAGTCCTGACAATCGTAAGTTTGGCCTTAGCTCTATTCCAGATAAAGTATATCGTATTTGGTTTTATGCTTATGCACTACCTACAGAGCTTTCAGCATTTGGTGATGAAACAGTATTCCCAAATACTTACAAGCCTGTATTACTTAACAGAGCTAGATATTATATCTATCAGTTTAAAGAAAGCCCACAGTTTTCTGCATTTGCTCTTGAAGACTACAAGCGTGGCTTGCGTTTGATGAAGCTTAACTTAATGAATCCTAATCCCAGTGAGTTTAAAGATGACCGCATGAGGTTTGTATAATGTCTCAGCCGTTTGGTTTATCAGCTAAAGGTGGTCTATACACCAGCCTTAACCAGCTTGAGATGCTGGGACAGCCGGGGATTGCTTCTAAGCTTACAAACTTTGAAGTAGATACCGATGGAGGCTATCGCCGTATTAATGGCTTTAATCTTTTTGGAGGAGCTTCATCAGTACGTCCTAATGGTTCTGCTAAAGTATTAGGAATTAGAGGATATGCTGATGGTGTAATAGTTTGTTCAGATACTGGAATCTTTTTTAGTCAAGATGGAACCTCTTGGATTTCTATATCTAAACAAAGTGTGCATAACAGTGGAGATAACTACGCAACCTTTACAGGCCGTACAGACTTAGCACGTACTAACCAATCACAAATAAGTTTTTCATTATTTGAAGGCTTGTCAGACTACGGTGAGATACTTATATGTGATGGGGCTAATAAGCCTTACTTCTTTAGGATGGAAGGTACTGGTGCTTTAAACACCCGTACTTTTTTTGCAGGTGAAATAACTGTAGATGGTTCTGTTGCTCCGGCAGTAGGAACTATTCATGACAAGCACTTTGTAGTTGCTGGTGCAGGTTCTGCATCTAATACAATTTACTACAGCCATACTAACGATCCTGATGACTTTACAGGTACTGGTGCAGGCTCTATTGTACTTGAAGATCAAGTAGTAGGCTTGGCTAGTTTCCGAAGTGATCTTATTATCTTTTGTAAGAATAGTATTTTTAAACTGTTAAACATTAATGATTCTCAAAATATTACAGTTCAACCTATAACAAAAAACGTAGGTTGTATGGATTTTCAAAGCATTCAGGAAATCGCAGGTGACTTGTTATTCTTGAGTCCTGACGGTCTTAGAACCGTTGCAGGTACGGTACGAATTGGTGACGTTGAGTTAGGAACTGTAAGTAGACCTATTCAGCCTACAATTAAAAGTATTGCAGCTAACATTGATAACTTAGATATAACCAGTGCTGTACTTAGAAGTAAATCACAATACAGATTGTTTTATACCACGGATGGTACTGCTAACGCTGCTGCAAAGGGCATTATTGCTACTCTGACTAATGAAGGTTTTCAGTACTCAGAAACTCAAGGAATTAAAGCTACAGCCTTAACTTCAGATTTAGATGTTGATGGTATTGAACAAACATGGCATGGGGATACTGACGGTTATATTTATAATCATGACAGCGGTAATTCTTTTGACTATGGTGGTGTTGCTGCCGATGTAACAGCAGCTTATCAAACACCTAACTTAGACTTTGGTGATGTAGGCACTAAAAAGACTATGCGTTATGTACGCATTTCTATGAGTCCTGAAGGATCGGTACAACCTACATTACGTGTGCGTTATGACTATGAAGATCCTCTTATCGCACAACCTTTAGATTATGTATTAGATAGTATTCCGCTACCTAGTATTTTTGGATCAGGTAAATTTGGGGCCAATGTATTTGGAGCCTCTTCAGATCCTTTAATACGTCAAACAGTACAGGGCAGTGGACATACCGTAAGTTTTATTGTGACAAGTTCAGATCAACAATCGCCATATACAGTGAATGGTCTTTATATAGACTACACTCCATCAGGAAGGAGATAATAGATGGCTCAGAGCTATACCAGACAAAGTACATTCGCTGATGGAGATACTATCTCAGCATCGTTGTTTAATAACGAGTACAACCAATTAGTAAACTCTTTTGCTTACTCATCTACCAGTGCAGTAAATACTGGTCACAGACATGACGGTACTGCTGGACAAGGCGGTAATATTTTTAAAATTGGTGATCTTGATTTTCTTAACAAGATTGAAGTAGACGGAACAAACAATCGTCTTGGTTTTTATGTAGAAGTTTCTAGTTCTGCTGTAGAGCAGGTTCGTATTCAAGACGGTGTTATTGTACCTGTTACGGATAATGATATTGATTTAGGTACTTCTTCTTTACAGTTTAAAGATCTTTACATAAACGGTACTGCAAATCTTGACAGCCTTGTACTGGGCAGTGGCTCTACAGTTACTGCTATTCTTGATGAAGATGATCTTAGCTCTGACAGTGCTACGTCATTAGCTACACAGCAGTCTATCAAAGCTTACGTAGATGCTCAAGTAACTGCTCAAGACTTTGACTTTAGTGCAGACTCTGGCGGTGCTTTGAGCATTGACCTTGATAGTGAGGCTATGACCTTTACAGGCGGCACAGGTATTGACACGTCTGGTTCAGGCAATGCAGTAACCTTTGCAATTGACAGTACTGTAGCAACTTTAGCAGACACTCAAACCTTTACTAACAAGACTCTGACAAGCCCGGATATTAACGGTGGTACTGTAGACGGTGCAACTATTGCTACGTCTGATATTACTGTAGGGGCTGGTAAGACTTTAGATGTTTCAGCAGGTACTCTAACACTTGCAGACGATCAGATTTCTGGTGACAAAGTAGAGGGTGGTACAATTGCTGCTACTACTATTACAGACTTGACCTTCGGAAGTCTTAACGACGGTACAATTACTGTTACAGCTTTTGTAGATGAAGATAACATGTCTTCTGACAGTGCAACGCTTGTACCTACTCAACAGTCTGTTAAAGCTTATGTAGACTCTCAAGTTACTGCACAGGATTTAGATGTTACTACAGACAGTGGTACGATTGCAATTGATCTTGATTCAGAGAACCTTACAGTTACAGGTGGTACGGGTATTGACTCTAGTGCCACTGGTAATGCTGTAACACTAGCTATTGATTCTACGGTAGCTACTCTAGCAGGCTCTCAGACGCTTTCTAACAAGACTTTAACTACCCCTGTGGTATCGGGTAACCTTACTACTGACGGCCTTATAGACGGACGTGACGTAGCCACAGACGGTACTAAACTGGATGGTATTGAAGCTAGTGCAGATGTTACGGATGCTACAAATGTAACAGCCGCTGGCGCTTTGATGGATTCTGAAGTAACTAATCTTGCTCAAGTAAAAGCATTTGATTCTTCAGACTATGCTACAGCCGCACAAGGCACTACAGCAGATGCTGCACTACCTAGAACTGGTGGAGCAATGACAGGTGCTATTACAACTAATAGTACTTTTGATGGACGTGATGTAGCTACTGATGGTACTAAACTAGACGGTATTGAAGCTAGTGCAGATGTAACTGACACAGCTAATGTAACTGCTGCTGGTGCCTTAATGGACAGCGAACTGACCAGTGAAGCCTCTGTTAAAGCTTTGGATCAGGGTGTAGCTACTACAGACAGCCCTGCATTTACTAACTTAACTTTGAATGGCACAGGATCTGTAAAGGTTCCTGCTGGCACAACGGCTCAGAGAGACGGTAGCCCTGCTGCTGGTATGTTTAGGTACAATAGCAGCCTTGCACAGTTTGAAGGCTATACAGACGATTGGGGAGCTATTGGCGGCGGTGGTACTAATACCTTTACTACTGATAGCTTTACAGGTAATGGCTCTACAACTGCCTATGCTTTAAGTCAGTCAGTATCTTCTGAAGATAATCTTCTTGTATTTATTGAAGGTGTTTTCCAGCAACAAGATGCCTATAGCATTGCTACAGCAGGCGGTGTAACTACACTGACCTTTAGTGCTGCTCCAGCTAACGGTAACAGCATTCTTATTTATTCTGTAGCTGCTGGTGTGTCTGGCTCTAACTTGAACATTGATAGCATGACAGGTGACGGCAGTGATACTACACTGACACTTACTATTAACCCTGTTAATGAAAACAATACTCAAGTGTTCATTGATGGCGTGTATCAGAATAAGTCTACCTATAGCATCTCTGGAACTACTCTGACCTTCTCCACTGCTCCACCTAATGGTAGTGCTGTAGAAGTTATGACAATGACTCAGACGGATATTAATGTCCCTGTTGATGGGACTATAACGTCTGCAAAGCTGTCTGGTGATTTAACGCTTCCGGGTGATTTAAGTTTTGCTGATAATAACAAGGCCATCTTTGGTGCTGGCTCTGACTTACAGATTTATCATGATGGAAGCCATAGTTACGTTAGCGACCAAGGCACTGGTGATTTACGAATCCTTGCGGCAGATTTTCGTATACGGAATGCTGCTGATGACGAAACAATGATACAGGCTAATAGCGATGCAGATGTTAGCTTGTGGTACAACAACAGCAAAAAACTAGCCACCACCAACACAGGCATTGATGTAACGGGTACTGTGGTCAGCGATGGTGCAACCATAGACGGAACCTTAGAGCTTAACAGCAACAGTTTCAAGCACACCGCTCTAACGCCGAGCTACAACTTTATTGAGTCTGACGTAACAGGCGAAAACACACAGTTCTTGCAAGCATCTGGGACTCTTAGAATTAGAACTGTTGACGATTCCGTGGCTAATCCTGTTGAGCGTTTCCGAATTGACCACGGAACAGGCGACATCAGCTTCTACAATAGCAGTGGCACCAGTCAATCTCTCCACTGGGATAGTTCTGCGGAGTCTTTGGGTATTGGCACTACATCGCCTAGTGCAAAACTACACGTCCTTGGCGGTCGCTCAACCTTTTACTCTGGGGACAACTATGCTGTCGGAGTAGGGAACGCCTCTGGAGTGTTAGGGGGCTATATAGGTTCTCCTGCGGTCAATGTACTATCCTT